GAAAGAAATCTTTTTGCGCGAGAATGTCGGGGATGAAATCCAAACTGACATCAGCAAAAACAGCCAAAGACCCGAACAGTCGGATTAATAAATCTTTGAGAGCATGGAACTGTTAAATGGACTCAACGATATGGAATGCAGTTCTCTCCTTACTTGTCGCTTTGTTAGGTTGGGTGTTGAGAGAGAAATCAGCCGAATTGCAACGCGTAACTATTTTGTTAAACAAGACTCGGGAAGAGATGGCAAAAGAGTATGTGAGCAGAGCAGAAGCCCATGCCGATATCGGCAGAGTGCTGGATCGTCTGGACAGACTTGAATCAAAGATTGATAGACTAATGGAGGCTCAGCATGCCAGCAGTTAGTGAAAAACAAAAGAAATTCATGGATGCGGTGGCGCACAACCCTGCATTTGCGAAGAAGGTGGATGTCCCACAGTCCGTGGGCTCTGATTTTAGTGAAGCAAGTAAGGGTATGAAATTCAGCGGTGGTCCTCGTGAACGCCCTGATCTTCAGCGTCTAAACAAGCCTGAAACCCTACATGGGAAGATGGCACTTATGAAAAAAGGTGGAATTATGGAAAAGCATGAAATGCACGCACATCACATGAAGATGGCACATCATCACTTGAAAGAAGCGATGAAACACGGTGGCCACGTTAAAAAAATGGCTTCTGGTGGAATGACTACTGGCAAACATGGTATCGCTGAGAAAAGCGGTATTACTACTGCCAAAATGGAAAAAGCTGAAGTAGGCAGCAAGCTCAAGCATGGCGAGCATAGCATTCAGAAAAAAGGCCATACACGTGCTATGGAGCCTTCAATGAAAGCTGAAAAGCCTTTGGGTATGAAGCGTGGCGGAAAAGCCTGTTAATTAAGGATTTATCATGAAACATCACGATCACATTGCTGACCACAAGCATCCTTTCCATAATGGCGGAGCTAAACATCACGGTAAAACTGAGTTGCACGATGTTCAGCACCCTCATCCCGAAGAACACAGCCATATCCATGGCATGAAGCATGGCGGCCACGTCAAGCATCACCATGAGCACATGGAGCATCACATGAAACAGCATGGCGAACACCATGCCCACGGTGGTCACATCCATCATCATGAGCACGTTGCTAAGCATTTGGCACACCACGATGGTCACCACATGGCTAAAGGCGGAATGGCCCATCACCATGACCACGTTAAAGCACACATGAAACATCACGACCACAAGTAAAGGTTTATCATGGACAGACTACCTCCTACTGGCGCTGGCGCAGGACGCGGTAAACAAGGCGGACCAACTGCTGAAGAAATGAACAAAAGGAACAGCGAGAGCTATATGTCTCCTGATGTTCAAAAAAGTCTTCAAGAAGAGTCTACCTTCAGAAAATATTCTGCTGAAAACCCATCGCAAAAAACAATGAAGAAAGGCGGTATGGCCTCTCCTTCTAAACGTGCTGATGGAATCATTCGCCGTGGACACACCAAGTGTGCATGCGGTGGGGGGAAAATGTAATGATGGCAAGCCGTGGCATGGGGGTCATAAGCCCGTCAAAAATGCCGGGTAAAAAGACAATACATCGTAAGGATCATCCCCAAGATGTATCGTTGTATAAAAAAGGCGGTGAGGTATGGGATACCCCCAACCCAGCCAAAAAGCACAAAAAGCTTAGCTCTGCTAAGAAAGCCAAAGCCAAAGCAGCGGCTAAAAAAGCGGGTAGGCCTTATCCTAATTTAATTGACAATATGAGAGCAGCAAATGAGCCTACCTGATTTTCTTCAAAATAATCTTGAGTATTTAATCAATGAATTAGATACTAGAGCAACGCATCAACTCATGGCAAATGGTCACGTTGAAGATAGACTTTTGGACATCATTAATGGTTTAGAAAGCTTTCTTCCAGCGCCTGTTGTTGCCGTTGAAGCACCTGCGGAGGTAGTGGAGTCTGAGCCAGCACCTACGCCCGTTGTGGAGTCTGAACCTGTTGTTAAAACTCCTGTAGCTGAAGAACCTGCTCCTGTTGTTGAAACTCCTGTGGCTGAATAACATGGCAAATACATCTGGGTCAGCAACGTTTAATTTAGACCTCACCGAGATTGTTGAGGAAGCATTTGAGCGTATTGGTTCAGAGATTCGCACGGGCTACGATTTGCGCAGTGCGCGTCGTAGCCTCAATATTATGTTCGCAGATTGGGCCAATCGTGGTATCAATATGTGGACAATGGACTCAGGTGTTATTAACTTAGTCCAAGGGCAAACCACCTATGCGCTCCCTGCGGATACAGTGGATTTGTTGGAGCATGTAATCAGGACACAACCAAACAGTTCAAGCAATCAAGCTGACTTGACCATTACGCGTATTAGTGTTTCTACCTATGCCACGTTGCCTAATAAGATTCAACAAGGCCGACCCATTCAAGTGTGGATTCAACGCTTGGATAGCATGACTGCTCCAACTTCAGCTTTGTTGGCTTCTGCGATTGGCGCAACCGACACAACCATAACATTGACCTCAGTAGTTGGGCTACCCAATACTGGGTTCATCCAGATTGACAGTGAAACCATTTTTTACAGCTATGTAAGCGGTAATCAATTGGGCAATTGCTTTAGAGCACAAAACAATACAACTGCCGCAGCACACAGTGTGGGTGCGTTGGTTAGCTACCAAAACTTGCCGTCCATCACCGTATGGCCTACCCCTGATAATGCTCAGCCTTATCAGTTTGTGTATTGGAGAATGCGTAGGACGCAGGATGCAGGTGGCGGTGTAAACGTCATGGATGTGCCGTTTAGATTCATTCCTTGCATGATTGCTGGCCTTGCGTACTATTTGGGTGGCAAATCATCAGACATGCAACGCTTACCAATTCTTAAAGCTCAATACGATGAGGCATGGGAACTGGCAGCACAAGAAGATCATGAAAAAGCGGCGATACGTTTTGTACCCCGTCAAATGTACATTGGGTCTACTTACTAATGAGCAACAGATTTGCTTCTGGTAAGAATGCAATCGCCGAATGTGATCGGTGTGGGTTTCGTTTTAAGTTGACTCAGCTTAAAATGGAAGTGATCAAGACCAAGCTGTATCAGTTGTTAGTGTGCCCACAATGTTGGGACCCAGATCATCCGCAGTTGCAGTTGGGTATGTACCCCGTCGATGACCCACAAGGTCTTCGCAACCCAAGACCAGACAGAAGCTATGTAGCTTCTGGGTTATTGGCAGATGGCAGCACGGGTGAGGGTAGTAGGGTTTTCCAGTGGGGTTGGAATCCTGTTGGGGGTTCTCGCAATTTTGATGTACCGTTGACGGAAAATGATTTGATTCCATCGGTACAAGTTGGTACAGTAACGGTAGCCGTAACATAGGAGCGTAAGATGAAAGATGATGATGTCAAACAAGACAAAAAAATGATTAAAAAAGCTTTTGCCATGCACGATAAACAAGAGCATCCCGGCAAGCACACTGATTTGAGTAAGCTCAAAAAAGGCGGCAAGGTTCATAAGATGGCTGCTGGCGGTAAGACCAGCGAGCAAATGATGAAGTATGGACGCAACATGGCCAAGGTCATGAACCAGCGTTCTTCTGGCAGAGGTGGCTAACATGGCAACTCTTGTCAAACCAACCACAAAGAATAGCCCTGCTATTGAAAAACAGGCTAAAAAATTCAATGCTCCAGCAGACGTTTATGCTAAGCCACACACCATGGACGACAAACCTGTGGATGTTGTAAATGTTCATGCAGGTGTAAGCAGCAACAAAGAGTATCTACGTAATGCTAACGTATCTGTAGCAAACAGCCGCAGCAACGAGTACCCACCCATAAAAACGTCAGGTATTCAAATGCGTGGTACAGGTGCAGCTACCAAAGGCAAAATGTCTAGAGGCCCGATGGCATGAATTACACTCAGCTTAAACAGGCAATACAGGATTACACGCAAAACTACGAGTCTACATTCGTAGCGGATATTCCTATTTTTGTCGAACAAGCTGAGCAACGTATTTATAACTCGGTTCAGTTTCCGTCGTTACGTAAAAATGTGACGGGTACGATCACGGCAAATAACCAATACTTGGCTGCGCCGACTGATTTTCTTGCACCGTATTCCTTGGCTATCTATCAAACCACTTCTGCAACGGCGACGGGCACTGCGGCTACATTCTCAATCACACTAACTTCTACCCCAACAACCGCTGTGGCTGTGGGCATGTATGCTTTGGGTACTGGGATTGGAACCGGTGCAATTGTGATTGGGGTTTCGGGTACGCTTGTTACTTTGTCTGTACCTAATAGTGGTGCAGTTTCTGGCACAATTAGTTTTCAAGGTAATTATCTTTATTTGCTGAATAAAGATGTGAACTACATCCGTGAGGCTTATTCAGACCCAATCGCTTATGGTACGCCTAAGTATTATGCTTTGTTTGGGCCGACAGTAACCAGTGGAACAGTGACTACAAACTTGAGCCTTATTCTTGGCCCAACGCCTGATACTTCGTACACAACAGAATTGCACTATTACTATTACCCACAATCCATTACAACCACTTCAGATGGTACATCTTGGCTGGGTAATAATTTTGATACCGTGCTTCTTTATGGTTCTTTGGTTGAGGCTTACACATTCATGAAAGGTGAGCAAGATATGTTCACCATATACAACCAAAAGTATACGGAAGCTTTGGCATTGGCTAAACGTCTTGGAGATGGTATGGAGCGTCGTGACGCATACCGTTCAGGACAAACCAGAATTGATGTTTCATAATGTCCATAGCTCAAACAGCTACCACCAGCTTCAAAGTCCAGCTTTCGCAGGGCTTGCATAACTTTGGGCCTACTAGTCCCAACACGTTTTATATTGCTCTGTACACATCAGCAGCCAATTTAAATGCTACAACCACATCTTATACTTCGGGTATGGTTGGGGAAGTAGTGGGTTCAGGTTATACAGCGGGTGGCCAAGTATTGACGATTAGCCAAACTCCCACTTCAGGTACATCTGGAACCGTGGCTTATTGGTCATTTGCTAACGCAGTTTGGAACCCCGCTGCATTTACAGCTAGGGGTGCCTTGGTCTACAATTCAAGCCAAGGTAATGCATCTGTTTGTGTGTTGGATTTTGGTAGTGATATCACTTGCGCCAATTCATTCACAGTGCAGTTTCCGACAGTTACTAACACAACCGCAATACTGAGGATAGCATGATCATCACGACCACAAAAGGCGACATAGATGACTCTCTTCTTGTGAAGAAAGAGGGTACTGTTGACGATGAAAATGAATACACGACTTGGGTTGAGTACTATTTAAATGATGAATTGGTGCATCGCTCGGCTCATGTAACTTTGAAAAAATCCCCTTTCTCTGATTTATTTGCTGCCTCTTTAGGCTAAAGGAAACATCATGGCTAATACCCAATCAATGTGTACTTCTTTCTTAGGTGAGTTGTTAAGCGCAACTCATAACTTCAGTTCTGCTAATCCAGCGCATACAGCCAACACTGCGGATACGTTCAAGGCGGCTTTGTATACAGCTACTGCAAGCCCTGCGATCAACGCAGCGACTACAGCGTACTCTGCAACTGGTGAAGTGTCGGGTACAGGATATACAGCAGGAGGTATTGCAGTAACCAATGCAACCAACCCAACGTCCACAAACAGCTCATCAACTGCTGGCGTAGGGTATTGGACACCTTCTGGTAACTTGGTTTACTCCACAGTGACACTAACCACGGCATTTGAT